AACATTCTCCATAATTTTATCAGGAGAATTGTAAATTAAATTATCAATTTCTTGGTAGTTATTTTTACTTACAACATCTTTAGCCCAATATTCAATTTTTTGTGTATTTAATTTTGGAAGAATTTTATCAACTTGTCTTAAAGATTCATTAATGTAAGACTCGGCTAAAGTTTTGTCATAACCTTTTTTCTTAGACAATTCAGTATAGATATAATACATTACACTAACATTTTTGTTTTCCAATACCAATTTTTTGAAGTTCCTCACCTCAAATTTTGTTGTTTCATTTACATAAGAATTAACCATTAATCCTTCAATTTTGCTAAGTAATTGTCCAAATTTCATATTAATAAATATATCAATCAATTAGTTTTCCTAATTGTTCTTCAATAATACCTAAAGAACGTCTACCTTTTTCCAAATCAATTTCATCAACACCATAAACATTATCTCTTTCTAATAATATATTCATATTCTTTTTAACAGATTCAGGTGTGATTGCAGTTTCACCTTCAGCCGGTGGAAGTTCACCTCCTGCCGGTGGAGCTCCACCTAAATCAGCCCCTAATCCACCACCTTCAGCCGGTGGAGATGTTGTTCCTGATGATGGACCATTACCATAAAGTTTATCAATATTATCGAATAATCCGGTATGTGTTATAACATTAGGTGTTGCTTCAATTTCAGCGGCAACCGCTTTCTCAACTCTTTGTTGTTGTAAATCAAGTTTAATATCTTCATCAGAAAAACCAAGAATGTGTTTCTTAGCCCATGTTTGTGATGTTGGAGCGATACCTTCAACCTTTGTTACAGCGTCTTTGTACAACAACATTTTTTCTTTCCAAACATCTATTGTTAGTAAGTCAGCTTGTTTAGATGGGTTAGTTAAACTCAATTGGAACGAGTTTAATTCGTCTTCAAAACCCAATAAAAATAAATGAACAATTGCAATTTTGTTAAGTTCTGCAACCATAGATTTTTGAATTCTATTGATTGTTCTTGCAAAACGAATATCTTGTAACGATAAATTTCTACCATCACCAACAACCTCTTCAAATCCCAAGAATGCTTTTGGTATTCTTAACGCTGTTAAAAGTTTCTTTTGAATGTATTCAATGTCGGCAATCTCCGATAAGTTTGTCGCTCCTGGCAAAGTCTCAATTGGGTTTGGTGATGCCGGGTCTCTAACAGGTACAAAGAAATCTTGGTCAACCGCCATTTGATTGAATCTCATATCTACGTTTCCTGTTTGTGGGTCAGTTACTTGGTCTTTTTTAAATTGTTGAGCAAATCTTTGAACGTATGGTTGAATATCTGCATCATCCATGTTACCAACAAATACCTTAAATACACGTCTTTCTGGTGCTCTTGATGTTCTATATACCAACATAGCATCTTCAGCAAGAATTAATTGTTTCCAAATTCTTCTTGCCTTTTCCAACATGGCGGTACCATATGGTAATTTTCTATCATCACCCAATAATCTAAAGTGAGCAACTTCCCAACTATTAAATTCCAAACTTTTGTTTTTCCAAGTAAATGTTAGGCTTTTGGCATCGCTACCCGAAGCAACCGCTCCACCCATACCTGAAGTTGCTTTACCTTTCATACCAACTTCAATACGTTCAATTTCAATGTTTGGTAATTGTAAACAACCAACAACACCTCTTTCAGGGTCCAACTTTAAAAACACGAAGTTGTCACCATATTTTGCGGTATTACGTGTCCACATTGGTAAGTTTGTGTTAATGTCCAAAGCGTTATTAAATAAATCTCCCAATACAGCCTTAATTCTTGGAGAATCGGAGTATATTTGTAACATGTATCCATTCTCATCAACTGTTGTTGATTCTTCAGCGTATGTATCTAATGCTGCAGAAATTTCAGGAGTATATTCCATTGACTCATAATCATAATACGATGCCAATCTAGTTGGTTGATAATAAACCGCTTGTGAATATAAATTATTTTCAATTTTAGCCCATTGGCTTGTAATATAATATGTTTGTCTGGCTTGGAGTTTTTGTTTTTCATACTCATCCTTGTCAGTAGTTCTTAATAGTTCTTTTTTATCAAACTTATAAGTAGGTATGTCTTGACCCAACAATGAATTTGGTCCAAGTTCTTGGGACAATCGTTGCCATATTGTCAAGTTTTTTTCTTCCATAGTAAAAAGTTAATATATATGTATTTTTTATCAACGCTTATATCCGCCGAACACCCATAAATAGTCTTGATAATCCTTTTGTGTTGGTTGATTTTGATATGCAATATTTGTTTTATATTGTGTATTTGGCATTGCCGGGTTAAAGTATTGTTCTTTTGGTGGGTCATAAGAAGTAACCTGCCAAGATTCCAACATTGTTTTTGCCTGTTGTGTGACCTTTGTAAGTTGTGAAAAAGATGAATCAGATACATAAACAGCCATAGCCAAAGACATAATTAAATCATCATGTTGTCCTTTCATGTGGTCAGGTCTTCCATTAATATAAACAAATGTATTCATTTCATTCAATAATCTTGATGAATGAACTTTTAATCCGTGTCTTAATCCTTCCTCAAGAGCAGCAATAATTTGAACTCTTTTATTGTTAAAGTTAATACCAGGAATTTTTTCAGCCGCCTTTGGGTCATATTTCCATTTGTTACCAAAATCTACACCATCAACATACAAATCTTTATATCCTAATTCTTGGAGTTTTCTTGCGGTAGCAACTCCCATACCACCCGTGATATCCACAACAATGAAACAGTTGTACATGTTACCCCATTTGTAAGCAATTTCTGCCAATACATCAGGAGGAAGTTTTCCAATATACTCAGCAACTTGGTCTCTTTCGTCAAAATCATAAATTTGGAATGTTGAATAATCTTCAGAGTCCCCACGAGAAACGTCCACACCCATAATGTATCTGTGACCCATTTCAGGTTCTTTCCATATCCAAAGTCCACCACCCATCATTTTATTGATAGGTTCTTTAATCATATTATCTGTGATATTTTTAATTAAGTTAGAATCAAATACGTTATCACCTGAACCCAAAAAATTACATTCCAATTCCTGTGAAACTTTACGCTTATCATACTTAAGTTTTTTAACCATCGCCTCAAACCAAGAGGAACATGGTTTATAACCTAAATCAAAATAGGCTTTTAACTCATCATAATTTCTTTCATAAGGGTCACGACCTGAAAAATCAACAACACTATCGGCGGTATATTCTTCACGGTTTAACAGATAATGAATAATTTCATTTGTTTTAACCAAATATAAATCTTTTGTATAACGAGGGTCACGATACCAATACATTTCTGTAATTTTGAAATCGTTCATTCCACGATTGGCTTGTTCGTAGATTTCATAGTAAATTGGGTCATATCCGTTTGGTGTTGATACAACAACAACTTTACCACCCGTAGACAACGAAGCCATACAGGCAGCCCAGAAATCACCATCCGCCTCAATATACGCAGCTTCATCAAATATCAACATAGTGGGGCTATAACCACGAAGTGCATCTTTTGATGTCGCAACGGCTTTAACTTCACAACCGTTTGTTAATTTAAAATGTCTTGCCGCGTTTTTATCTGGTGAAAAACTTACACCAACCCAAGCAGGCCATTGTTCAGTAAATCCACGTATTTTGTTTGCCATTTCCACGGCAGTGTCCAATTTGTTCGCAATAATCAAAACCTTTTCAGGTCTTTGTTTTGATGCAAATACAAGTCTTTTACTCGCCCAAGCAGCGGTTACCGTAGACACACCTGCCTGACGATATTTTAACGCAATGTTTTCATTGAAGTTTTCATAATCCTCCACCAAGTTTACTTGGTCAGGAAATAACTCTAAAGGGACATATCTTGACTGAGTGTTATCATAAGTCTGAAGATACGTCTTAAGAGCGTATGGTGTATTTTTTATACACCTTGAATATTCTAATAGTAATTGTTCTCTGGTTAAACCCATAAAAGGTTAGTGTTAGGACCTGTCAATACCTAAACTACCTAAGAAATCATCTAAATCACTCAAATCATCATCGTCAGGACCCATAGTGTCACCATCTTCATCAGTATCATAGTCTTCGTCATCATCACTATGTACTTCATTCAAATGAGCTACAATTTCCTTAACCATTCTGTCCAAGATTGATGTTGCTTTTGCATCACCTCTTAAAATCATTTTTGCTAATTTGAAAAACTCATCAGCCGAAAGTGCTGAAAATCTTGCAAAGAGGTAGTTTTGTATGAATTTTTTATCTTCTTCAAATAATTCTTCAGGATATGCTGCTAAGAATTTTTCCCACAATATTGGACCAATTCTTAAATCCCAAATTTCATTTGATAAGCTGTCAGTTGATGCCATGACCATTTCGGCTTGTTTTGGGTCATCAGGAAGACCTTGAGTACCCAAGATTTCCATTGTACCTTTAATTAACTCGTGAATTAATATAGGAAAAAATACACCTGTCGCTTTAACTGTTGGAGGGTCAGTTTGAATATCTACTTCTTCTTTACCACCAACACCACCTTGACTCATCATCATGTCCATCATTTCGTCAGGTAATACCCAATACAATAAATCATTTACAGACATAACAACACCGTACAAATTCAATAAGTCGGGGTCAACTCTATCTAATTCATCTCTAACTAATTCAAACATGTAATGTCCTTTTTTAGACGAACCTTGAATTAATGCGTTAATAAATCTTCTTTTTGCCTTTTCAATATCAAATCTTTCAAATGCTGAAATAAAATCTTCAAGGTCTTCTTCTTTTTCTTGGAAATTCTGTTCAACTTCTTCGTCTTCAGGTTCTTCACCTTGTTTTTGAAAACCAGACATATCAATTTGACCTGGCATTACAAGTTCAGCAACATAATTAATTTGGTCTGGTCGTACACCCATTTCTTTTCTAACCAAATCAATCGCCAAATTTTCAAGATATTCTTTATGAGCCATTTGTTTTTGTAACAATTGCATGGCCATAGTCATCATCATTCTTTGTAATTGTTGTAAAGCGTTTCCTCTTGAGATGTCAGCACCAGCGTTTGGTACATAACGTCTAACTTTAGCAACAACATCTTTAAATCTTTTAGAAGCAACTAATTCTTCAAATGTTTCAGGTAAATTACCCTGTTCAATATTTGGAAATGCTGGATTTGTAGATAATGGAGTTCCTTTTGAAAGAATTGTTCTTTCAATATCAGGTGACATTCTTTCAGGTCTATCTCCATAATCAATTGGAGCTTCTCTAACGATTTGTTTCTTTTTCATTATTGGTTTTTAAAGTCAATTTTTAATTGGTCAAATTCTAAATAATCAGGAATCTTAACAGTACCCATTTTTGGAGCTTCAGTAGACGCCTTTGGTTTTGGTTGATGTTTTGGGTTTTTAAAAGGGTCAGAAGTATTTGGTTTTTCTTTAGTACCAGGTTTTACTCTTGTAGGTGCTGGTGCTGTTTTTGTACCTTGTTCATCCATTTTTTCCGCTTTTGGTTTTGGTTGATGTTTTGGGTTTTTAAAAGGGTCCATTTTACCAGGTTTTTCCTTTTCTTTAGTACCAGGTTTTACTCTTGTAGGTGCTGTTTTTGTACTTTGTTCCATTGCTTCTTTTTTAGAAACATATGTGTTTTTATTTGATTTGTCCATTTTTGTTTCATCAACAAATCCAATCATACTATTTTTAAATGGACGAGAAATTATTCCTTGTTCACTTAAAGTATTTAATAAATCAATTTTAGAAATTTTTGGTGATATATGTTTTTCAACCATTCTTAATAAAGAAGACTCAACAATTGGTAAATAAGGATTTTTACCTTCTTTAATATTTCTTTTTACATCCATCACACATCTTTCAAATTTTTTCTTATCTTCTCTACCAACTGATGAGGTACAAATTGCATATGGGTTATATTTTGATTTTTTCTTCGCTTCGCTAATATCTTCTTCTTTGTCAATACCATCATCGCCTTCATCATCCATACCATCAGGTGCTTGTACTTGATGTGGTTCTTGAGTAGTTTGACCAAGTTTTGAATCACTTTTATCAACTTCTACACCTTGCTCATAAACTTCAAAAGGTTTTTTCTCGTTTTTTAATTTATCAATTGTTGCGGTGTCAGTTTTTGGTACCATTGTTATTTCAGATACCATCATTTTATGCAATTGATTGATTTGACCTTCATTCATTGTTAATAACAATTTATGGCTCAATCCACGTTCCATTAGTTGTTTAATTTTTTTATTTTTCATATACAACGTCTTTTTCTAATTCTAAAATAATGTCTCTTTCGTACAATTTATCTTTTACTTTCTGTTCTGAATCTCCGAAACGAAAAACAAGACGGGTCTCATCTTCACAACTTTCATCTTTTTCCCAGGCTAACGCAATTACATCTTCCATTGCGTCTGTGACTCCCATAAAATCAGAGTCCTGTATAAGTTCAAGTTGGACCACCGTATTTTTCAGTAGTCCAACTTTCTTTATATGTTTTAATTCAGGTGGTTGTGGGTAACCGTGTGCTGGTCTTGAATCCCAATTTTCACCCCAAACGTCTAATTCATCACTAAAGATAAACTCATACATGTTATCTCCTCTATAATTTGGACCAAGTCCATTAATATAGATTAAATGACTCATAAAACTTCACCTTTTGGTGTTACTCTAATTTGTTCTCCGTTGTGTTCAAACACTAAATTACTTTTGTTTGTTTTTCCAACGAATTTAAAATTATTGTTTTCTTGTAAGATAAATTCAGACGCCAATTCTTGTTCGTAAGTTTCTGACAATTTTTTAACTTTGTCCATTACTTGTGTTTTTTGTTGCTTTGACTCAACAAGTTTTTTACTTTTTGTTTTTTGTTCATTTTCATTTACAACAAAATATGATGATAAAACCTTATCAACTTTAGATTCACTAAAAATTTCATCCATAATTTTAGAAACATGAGAATTAACTTTGTCTTCTTCAGACATTTCACTTCCCATTCTTTTAACTCTAACTTTCATTGGACCAAATTTTTCTTTGTATGCGTTGAACATTCTTTCACCCTCAGGTCCTTTTTGAAACATCGCATTATTACTATGTTTTTTCATCATTGGTTCAAATTCATCAAACTCTTCCTCGTCAAAATCAAAGTCAAAACCACCTTTATATGGTCTATCAGTTTCATCATACCATTCATCGTTTTTAAATGAACCATACATACCTTCTCCCATTTCACCATCAATTGGTTCTTCCATGTCCATATCCATATCTACGTCCATATCTTCGTCATCACCCATAGAACCCATATCCATATCTGAATCATAATCAGATTCTTGGTCTTCTTCAAATTTTGACATGATATCTTCTTGGTCTTCTTCGTCAAGTTTGCTCAAATCCAATGCTGACAATAATGAATTAATAACATACTTAACATCTTCAGAAGTCA